TTTTTGATCGGCTGGCGTAACATTTCGAGCGTTAGCGTTTGTTACTTTTCTCAAGGCTTCGATCTCGCCCGCAGTCATTTCTTGACCAATGTAACCGACAGTTGGCTTCCATTCAGCACCTTGATTTTCGTATTTAATACGGGCTTTGTTAGCCTTTTCGATATTGGCTTCTAGTCTAGACCAGCCGTTAATGACTGTATCAAGCATATTGACCGTGCCTGTAAGGGCTGGGGCTAATTCTGTTGCTAGGCTAGTGCTGACTTGCTGAGTGAGTTTGTCCCAAGTGTCCATCGCTTTTCCGATGTCCTTGAAGGCTTGTTCAGCGTCCCTAAAATTCTTTTGATTGTTTTGGTAGTCTTGAGAAAGACCTTTGATGTCTACGCCTTTAGCCGCCTTGCCAAAAATTTCCATAGCAAGCGCATTACGAGTTACTACGTCACCCAAAGAAGGATCGGACAGGGCTTTTAATGCCTTGTTAAACAATTCTTGTTGCGACATCTTGCTAAGATCGTCTAGGCTGATTCCTAGTTTAGCAAAAGATTTTTGCGCTTTCTCACCGCCCTCCGCCGCGTCATCTATTTTATTAGTGAAGGTTGAAAACATCCTGCCAGCGGATTCGCTTTCACCGCCGTTGAGGGTAAGGGCTTCGGATAGTTTGAGAACTGTGCCAACGGTTACTTCGTTGGCTTTGGCTACATCATTGATCTTGTCGGCAAAGTTGATCGCCTTGACGGAGGCTTGAGCAAATTCATAGGCAAGCGTGGCTACGGCGGCGGCGCCAATTCCTTTGGCTACATTAGAAAAGCCTGTCAGTTTTCCTTCGGCTTTACTTAGTCCAGCGTTAAATTCGGCGCTGTCTAATCCTAAAACCACCCCTAGCCGCGATACAATGCCCATTTTTAGCCCTTTTTAAACTTGTCTGCCACAAACCCCTTAGACAAAGCAACAAAGCCTTTTAAAGCCTCGCTCGGATCTATTTCAGGTTCATTAAAAATATATTCATATTGATTTCCAAGTACAGATTTTAAACTATATGCGGGCTGAGTGGGCGATCTCATGTAGTTAAATACACCAGCGGTCAGGCTTCCTATTCCTTGAAGCGTTCCGCCATTGCCTAGCATTCCATCGCCGTACATTACCGCTATTTGATTAAAAACATCCTCGTCAATAGCCTCTATCGTGTCTTGTGTATGACCGTTGAAAAGCATAGCCGCCCTGACTTGGCTTCTCAACGATCCAATTACTTTCCCCGCACCTCTTTGTATTCAGGTGAGATCACTTCGCTTATCTTATCTACCATTTGAAGTTGAACGGGCAGAGGGAATTCATCCTCAATATCGCTGTATTGCAAATCGTCTAGATCGCCAGCCTCAGGAACTAAGAATTTGAAGTATTCTGTGATTCGATATTTTAAAACGCTTTTATTTTTAGCCGTGTCGCGCAATGAGCGATTGTCTAGCAAAACATCGTTCTCTAAAAACTCAATCGCCGCGTCCTCAGGTATCGGCTTCCATTCCGAACTAATCACATTGCCGTTTTCGTCAAATTCCTCAACCAAAAAAGTCTTGTCTTGAGCGTTATAAATTCGAGTGAGATTTTTAAATTCGGCTTCAACGTCATCCTCATTAGGATTTTTAAAATAGTTGTAGACCTTTTCAATCTCGCCTACGGATGGAACTCGCACCTTGAAAGTGTGGTTGCCTAGTTCAAAAGTTCTCGTCATTACTGACAAGCGGTTTTTTTGATATTTTTCGCCTAAGGCTGATGCTAGTTTACTCATTTTGCGTTCTTGCTCCTGTATTGTTCTATCTTACGTTTTAATATCATCCCCAACAAAGTGGTGACGTTTTGGGCTTGGTACTCTAGTGCTGGGCGCAGAAAAGGCTTTGCTGGGCGCTTTGCCGTGCCGAACTCGTTTGCAACCGCACGGGCATCATAGTGATAACCGTTTGCCTCGTAGAAGGCTCTGCGTTGTTTGTTGTATTCTTCTTCTGATTGGCTAGTTCTTGCCGTTGTATCTCTAAACTTAGTTTTTAATTTTTTCGGGATTGGTTTAGTAGTTACAAAGCAAACTACCGTGTCGGTAGATGTAATGTAGATTGATTTGCGATCTCGCGCATTAGGGCGTTTAGCCATAATCATTAGCGAGTTTTGTAGCAAATTGCTTTCGTTAGAAGCCGCCATATTTTTAGCCGCGTACAAAACGGGCTTCATCGCTTCTTTAAGCGCGGGCAATAAGACTTTGGAACGGGCTTTTTTGTCGCCGATTTCGTCCTGTAACTGTCTGAACAAATCTAGGGTTTCTTTTAACCCGTAAATTTCAAATTTTTGTTCAGTAGCCATGATCGCATTCCCTTTAGCCTTTAATCATTTTAGTGTAGATAGCGTTATTTAATAACACTACATAATCTACAATCTCATTAGGCGTCATTTTGTCAGCGTGTTCAACCGCTATGCGATAAGCCAAATCAATGCCAGCAATTCGTTGTTGCTGAAACCCAAACCAATTTTTTTGATTTGAATTTGATTGTCCTACCAAGTAGGTGAGCAGGGCTTCTGATGCGTTTAGTGTTGTCATATATTGTATTGCCTCGCCACTTCCCTCTATACTAGCAGTTGAGCGGTGACGAGGGCTTTCCTTTTTAGTCGTTTGACCAACCGTAGGAGTTGCCGCCTACAGGATGGATTGTAAACTCAAATTTACCTTCGGCTGATGGTGACATATCCCATTTCAAACCGCCTACGCGACCATTGAAAGAATACGCAACCGTGTTAGTGCCGTCGTAAACCGCAATAACATAAGTGCGGATGATAGTTCCGTTGTAACCGTCATCACGGATCAATAATTGAGCGGTGTCTGCTGGATTCCACGCCGCTGTAATTGTCAATGAAGTTACTTGGTTTTGAGTAGTGATCTTAGCACCTGTACGTGCGCCCGCTACTGAGTAAGCCGCGAAAGCATCGTCAGCGCCGAAAGCAGGAACAGCCTCAACAGGAACTAAAATGCCGTCTGTGCCTAAACCGCCAGCGGTTGTGCCGACAATGTCCTCAATGTAGCCTGTCCAAGTGCCTAGTTGAGTGTCTGTTAATGGAGTTGGAGTAGCGCCTGTTTGCATCCATAGCGTTGCAACATATCCTGGTAACACCTTGTTTATTAAAGCCATTTTTCAATTCCTTTGCAAAAAAGTTAAAAATTCTTGTCTTATGTTGGAATGTCTAGGGTGCAATCCAAAATAATTTGGTTTAATCCTATTTCGTTGTCGTATGTATTGTACAACCAAGCCACGTCCGCCTTCGCAACAAAAAATCCGTCTGCTAGACTTCCGAACTGTCCTGAATAGCCATGTAGCGATTGTAATATGGTGTTCGACAAATTGAAAGCATCCTCCATCTTTGTACAAAACACCGTGATTTGAAACGTAGGGCGGTCAATGCCCTTGTTGTTTTGATCCTGCCCCGTGTAGACGGGCTGATGTACGTTTCGTAAGTTCCAAGTGACAAACTTTTCCTGCGTGGCGTAATTTCGGTTGAAATTCGCGTAAACAGGCACGGGCGAAAGAATATCGTTGAGTTGATATTGGATCGCCTTAGCATATACGGTTGGATTTTGTTGCGTACTCATACAGGTGTCTCAGGATCGTTACGGTAGCATAAAAAGTTTACTTTCATGCGGTCATTAGTTTCGCGCACGTCTGTAATCCGCCAATCAAAGCCACGCCAAGTGATGCTATAAAGGTTTTGATTGTCTACAATCTCTTTAGTGTTAGGCGTGTATTGCAATGTAATGCTTACTAGATCCGTGTAAGTTCTATACCGCTCTGAAATTCGTAAACTATTCACTACATCGTGAACCAAGCCGCGAGTTTCAAACCATTTTGCGATAGTCGTAGTGTATTCGCCTACGGAGTTGATCCCGTTAGTTACACGATTGATAGTCAAATTCTCATAGCGAACGATAGCCATTACATCACCAAAGGCTTGTATGGACGCAATAAAGTTTGAACGCCGAAAGGGATTTGACGCATAATTCGTTCGTCCGTGTCACTACGATTGTTGTATAGATGCGTAAATAACAACAATCCAGCCTGTTTAATTACAGGATATTGCGACAAGAAGTTGGCGTTTTGCGTGTAAGTTAACACAATCGGATTCTCAACGTATTGATTCAAAGTTGTTGGAATTTGTGTAATAACCACTCGATTGCCCGTTGAATCATAAAAATAACTCATTTTGGGCAATAAAACAGGTGTAGTTGCCGAAGCGTCAGCGTAATAATAGATTGAATCAATCGTCACGCCGCCTTTAGTTTCGGGCAGATCTAAATACAAACTTGGATCGTAAATGCCTGATGTGCCGTAGTAAACGCGATATTGCGTTGGGAAAATAGACAACCCTAGATAGTCCTCAATAGCCATTCGCACGGCTACCTCAAGGCTTCTCAAATAACCGTCTTGGCTTTCGTCATCAAACAAGTTTAATTGTTGAGTGATCTCTTCAAGCGTAAGCCAGCCTGTCGTTAGATCGCGGCTTACTTGCTCAACATTGACGTAGTTGTATGGATTTCTGTTAGATCCAAAAAACTGCGCGAGGGTTAAATTTTCGGTTGCCATAGCAATTCCTCAATTAAGCGCCGACTAAGCGAACGCCAGCAAATACGTCACGGATGGTTGATACTACACGTTTTTCAGCGTAAATAGTTATAAAACCAGCCTGAGTTTGCTCTAATCGTTGAATTTTCATTTCTTCACTATCAGCAATAGTCACGAAGCGATCCCAAGCGGCTAAGTAAACAGGGTATTTGCCCACGCCTACTTCGTCCATGTACGGGTTAGCGCATACAGGATGACCAAAGATATTGCCTACTGAATAACCGTCTTTTTCGCCCATTTCTAGGAATAAAGGCAAGCCTTGTAGATCTTTTAACTCGCGAAGCGCCGCAATAGTGTTTGGGTGCATCATCCAGCAAGTGCTTTCCAAGTTCCAATATTGCGAAGGCAACGCGCTTGCTAAATTAGCAATGTCGTTGTATGCCAAAGCCGTACCTGATGCTTGTTGTACTTGTAGAACGGTGTGACGTCCGTTAGTAACCGCAGAACCGCTAGTGCCGAACGCGGCGGCAGAAGTAGAACCCGCGTAAAAATTTAAACCGCGCAAGCCGTATGTAGAACCCGTTTGCGGAGTTGCTGTGCCTGTAGAATTGTCGTTGTTTAACATCATTGAGAGCGCTTCTTGTTGAGCAAACTCTAAAGCGATGTCTTGTACAATTGTTTCATCTAAGGCGTTAATGTCGTCAAGCACCGCAGTACGCACAGGCACTACAGCATTGATAGACTTAACTGAAATTTGCCAAAAGGCTGTGTCGTAGTTGCCTACGTTATTTTTAACTGTGTAATCCCAAGGGTTGTTTGAACCGTCTTGGATCAGGGTAGCATTACCCGTTTTTACTACAAAAGCCTCGTCAGATCCCGTTGTTGGGATAACGCGGCTCAACATTCTGATAGGGTTTGCCATACGCAAAGCGGCAAACGCGTCATCATAGATAACACGACCACCAACGCCTGAACCCGATCCAGTCAGGGCTGATGCTTCTTTTAAGTTGACTGTCGCCTCACCTTCGGTCAAGGCTTTTTTTACGGCTTCAAGAATTAGGCTCATATTATTTCCAATCTCAAAAAATTAAGAAAGAGGGGAGGCGAACCTCCCCACTTTTTATTACGCTTCGTTTGCTGTCGCTGTTGAGCGGTAGCGAATGATTGCGAATGGGTCAACTACAGATGTTGCTAGACGTTTCTCACCGTAGAATGTGATAAAACCAGGTGCGGTTTGATCGTAACGGCGTAGAACCATGTTTAAACGGTCAACGATAGTATGACCGCGTGACCAATCACCAAAATACATAGGATAGAGGCTAGTAGCATCTGAGCCTGTTGCAGTTGATGATGATGGATTGTCTAAGTATTTGTTGACTACTACATCAAAGCCAAGCAAACGACCAACAATGCCGTCATAAACAAGTGGATCCATACGCTCAAACACAGGAGTGCCGTTGTCGTCTGTTAAGCCACGAATTTGAGCCAAGAACAATGGGTTTACAACAAATCTTGCTGATTCAGTCCAATATTGTTGTGGTAATGAGTATACAAAGTTGATTAAGTCTTTGTAAGTTACATTAGCCGCAGTTGGGCTGTCACCGTTAGTTGTTAATTGATCGTATGTAGCGATGTCATGCAAACCGCTTGTAGAACCTGTGCCGCTAGTACCAAAAGCCGCAGTTGAGATTGTGCCGCCTGTGTATGTAGAATTAGCGCCGCCGTA